CTTCCTCAACAGCTTCTTCCGCGAAGAGCAGCGCGAGGACAGCGAGGAAATCCACTTCGACCTCGACACCGGCAAGCGCCGCATCGCCCCCTTCGTCGCCCCGATCGTCGCCGGCAAGGTGGTGCAGTCGCGCGGCTACGTCACCAAAACCTTCAAGCCCGCCTACGTCAAGGACAAGCGGGTGTTCGATTCCTCGCGCCCCTTCAAGCGCGCCATCGGAGAGCGCATCGGCGGCGAATACAGCCCCGCCCAGCGTCAGCAACTGCTGCTCGCCCGTGACCTGCAGGACCAGCTCGACATGCTCACCCGTCGCCTGGAAGTGATGGCTGTCGAAGCCCTGCGCACCGGCAAGGTCGTCGTCAAGGGCGACGAGTACCCCGAAGTCGAGGTGAACTTCCAGCGCCACGCCGACCTGACCAAGGCGCTCACCACCACCGCGCGCTGGGGCGAATCCGGCGTGAAGCCGCTGGACGATCTGCAGACGTGGTCGCTGCTCGTCTCGCAGCACTCCGGCGCCACCGCCAACACCGTGGTAATGGATCTCAAGGCCTGGCAGCTCTTCAGCGCCGACGCCGAAGTGCAAAAGCTCCTCGACCGCTTCCGCGGCCGCGACCAGCTCAACCCCACCGTCACCGGCGAGGGCGCCCGCTACATGGGCAACGTCGGCGACTTCGACATCTGGGTGCACACCGGCTGGTACGAACACCCGGACACCGGCGCCGTCACCCCTTACCTGCCGGACTACACCGTGCTNGTCATCAGCCCGGAGCTCGACGGCGTGCGCTGCTTCGGNGCCATCAAGGANGAAGAGGCCGGCTTCCAGGCNCTGCCGTACTTCCCCAAATCCTGGCTCGAGAAGGACCCGGCNGTGCGCTACCTGCTCATGCAGTCTGCGCCGCTGCCGGTCCCGTACCGCGTCAATGCGTCCTTCTGCGCCACCGTGCGCTGATCGGGGAGGGTGACATGAAGCTCATCGCCAAAGTCACCCTCGTCACCGGTGCGGGGGACATCCCGCCCGGCGGCGAGATCGACGTGAAGGACAAGGCCGAAGCCGAGTCGCTCATCGCGCGTGGATTCGCCACGCCCGTCCGCACCGCCTCGCCAAAGGCCGAACCCAAGGGCGAAGCCGGCTTCGAAGGCGAGGGCGCCTGACCATGACCCTCGCCGCCCCCTTCGCCGACATCGAAGACATGCTCACCGGCGCCACCTTCGCGCTGCTCCCCAATGTCGTCGTCACCCCTGCGATCGGGGCGGCGTTCCTCGCCATGCTCGATAGCGCCACGCAGGACGCCTTCGACCTCACCCGCGCCACCGACATCACCCTGCGCTGGCCCGCCGCCTCGGCCACGCTGGGCGAGGGTGACGAGATCACCGCCAACGGCCAGCGCTACCGCCTGGCCGAGCCGCCCGTCACACTCAACGCGCACGAGCTCAGCGCCCGCCTCACGCACCTGGGGGCCGCCTGATGCACATCCGTCAGCAGATCCGCCAGGCCATCGCCGACGCCCTCACGCCGCTGTTTGCCGCCGGTGCGGTGCATGTCAGCCGAAGCGCCCGCATCGCCCCCGGTGGCACGCCAACGGTCGTCATCACCGTGCCGGGCGAAACCGCCCAGCGCGGCGCCGTGCTCGGGCAATTTCGGCTGCAGCGCGTGATTACCGTGGACATCAGCGTCACCCTCGCCGCCGCCGGCGCGGACGATGCCCTCGACGCCGCGGGCGAAATCATCGAAGCCGCGCTGGGCGGCGCCACCACCCTGGGCGGCCTGCTGGACAGCGAACTCGAACTGACGGCCACCGCCATCGACTTCGACGACACCGCCGCGACCCCGGCCGGTGAATTGCGCATGCGATACCTCGCGCCCACCACCGTCCTCGCCGCCGCCCCCAGCACGCGCGCATAGCGCAGGAGACCGCCCATGACCAAGCCCGCCGCCCGCCTCGATCCGCCCACGCCCGCCGCCGCCCCGGAGCAGCCTGCCCCTCAACCCGCCCCGGCCCCCGCGCCCACCCCCACAGCCGGTGGCCGCTACCGCCGTGCGGCCGACGGCACCCTGCACCCGCTCGAAAACACCCCGCCTCAGGAGTAAGCCCCCATGGCCCGATACATCCGCAACACCGCCATCCTCGCCAAGGTCGAAACCACCATCGGCGTCGACGCCACCCCCACCGGCGCCGCCAACGCGCTACTCATCAGCAACGCCTCGTTCGAGACCATCCAGAACAACGTCGACCGCGACCTGGTCCGCGCCTACTTCGGCGCCTCCGAGCAGCTCGCCGGCACGCGCTTCGTCAAGGCCTCGTTCGACGTCGAAATCTCCGGCAGCGGCGCCGCAGGCACCGCGCCCGCCTGGGGGCCGCTGCTGCTCGCCTGCGGCATGGCCGAAACCACCGACGTGGCCTACGTCGAATACACCCCGGTCAGCGCCGGCCTGAAGACGGCCACGATCTACTACTACCTCGACGGCCTGCTGCACAAGCTGCTGGGCTGCATGGGCACGGCGGAACTGGCCATGGGCGAGGGCGAGCGCCCCTTGCTGCGCTTCTCCTTCACCGGCATCGACGGCGGCAGCACCGCCACCGCGCTGCCCTCGCTCACCCTCACCGCATGGAAGGCGCCGCAGGTCATCACCGACGAAAACTCGGGCGACATCAAGCTCGGCGGCGCCTACGCCGCGGGCGCCATCACCGGCGGCACCGCCTACCCCTCGCGCGGCCTGTCGATCGACCTCGGCAACGATGTGCGCCAGATCGCGATTCTGGGCGGCCAGAGCGTGGACATCGGCAACCGCGGCACCACCGGCAGCATGCAGCTCGAGCTCACCGCGGCGCAGGAAGTCACCTTCAAGACCGACATCAACGCCAACACGCTCACCACCCTGTCCTTCGAGCACGGCGCCACCGCCGGCAACAAGATCCTGGTGTTCGGCGCCGCGGTGCAGCGCACCAACCCGCGCCACGTCGACTACGAAGGCCGCGCCCACTACAGCATGGACCTGCGCTTCACCCCGGTCACCGGCAACGACGAACTGCGCCTGGTCGTGCTGTAAGCCCTCACGGATCGGCCGCAGCCGCCCCCGGGCGGCGTGCTCCGGCCTGTGGCACCGCGGCCGATCCACCTCTTCCCGTTCCACGCACAGGCCAGCCAACAGGACCCCCCACAGGACCACAACATGCTCAAGCTCAAAGAAGACATCCCGCCAACGTTCGAAGCCCCGGTCGATCTCCGCCTACCTGGCGGAAAGATCAAGACCTTCTACGCAGAATACCGCTACCTCACCGAGAAGCAGTACGCCGCGTTCGTCGCCGAAGACCCCGAGCGCAACCTTCGCGACACCCTGCTCAAGCTCACCGTGTCGTGGCGCAACATCGACCTGGCATTCGATGAAGACGGGTTCGACGAGCTCACTGACTACTGTCCGGGCGCGCCCCTTGCAATGCTGCAGGCCTACCACCGCGAGCGCCACGGCCTCCCGCGAAAAAACTCGTAGCCCTTGCACGCGCCTGGTGCGGCCAGGCCGCCGGCCCCGACACCGAAGCCGAAGCGCTCGCCGCCTTCGGCCTGCAGCGGGAAGACAAGCCGGACGGGCAGGGCGCGGACAGCGGCAGCCGCTTCCCGCCCGTCATGCCCGAAAACCGCCGCACCTGGGGCTTGTGGTGCGCGCTCGAGACCCAGTGGCGCACCGGCTTTAACGGCCGCACCGGGCTCGATTACGGCGTCGCGATCGCAATGATGAAGGACGTAACCCCCATCAAGCGCCGCCACCGCGCCGGCGTGCTGCAAGGGCTGCACATCATGGAGCGCGAAGCGCTGACGATCTGGAACAAGAAAAGGTAGGGCGGCATGGCACAAGACGTCGTAATCCGGCTATCGGCCGACGCAAGCGGAGTACAGAAGGGCGTCCACGGCGCCGTTCAGTCGCTCGGCACGCTCGGCGAAGAATCGAAGAAGATCGCCGCCACGATGGGCGCCTACCTCGGCGGGGCGCTCTCCATCGGGGCGTTCACGTCCAAGCTTGTTTCGGTTCAGCGCGAGTTCGACGTCCTCAACTCCTCGCTCATCACCGTCACCGGCAGCAGCGCCGCTGCAGCGCGCGAATTCGCGTGGATCAAGGAGTTCGCCGCCACCACGCCTTACGCGCTCAACGAGGTCACGCAGGGCTTTGTGCGGATGAAGTCGCTCGGGCTGGATGCGACTGAAGGCGCGCTGCGCAGCTACGGCAACACCGCCTCGGCCATGGGCAAGAGCCTCGATCAGATGATCGAGGCGGTGGCCGATGCCAGTACGGGCGAGTTCGAACGCCTCAAAGAATTCGGCATCCGCGCAAGCAAGGAGGGAGACCGCGTATCGCTGACCTTCCAAGGCGTAACCAAGACCATCGGCAACAGCGCCGCCGAGATCTCCGGGTATCTGCGGGACATCGGCGACATCCAGTTCGGCGGCGCCATGGAAGATCGCGCCAAGACCCTGGACGGGGCTCTATCGAATCTGGGCGACACCTGGGACGGCCTCTTTCTGACCATCAGCCAGCAGAACGCAGGCGGCCTGATCTACGACAGCGTGACGCTGGCCAGCGGCGCGATCGGCGACGCCATCGACATCCTCGATGCGATGAACCGCGCCACCGAGGAAAACGCCAAGCAGACTGGCGCCGCCA